CAACAACGAAAGCAGTTGATATTTATACATCATTCGTTGATTAGCAAACAAATTATCTACCCGCTTGTTTATCTTTATGTACTCTGTAATTATTTTTGAAAGACCTAAACAAACAAACGAAAAAGCCAAAGCGATAAATAAATTAATATATACTATCATAATTAATCTTCTTGTGTTTATTGTTGGTTAGTCGGGATTGTCTATTACGTTGCCAATAATTTCAATACCAATCCAATCTGTATCTTCCATTACCACTTCAATATCTCCGTACTTTTCGTACTTTTCTTGAAGTTCTTTCTGTAATTCTAATATTGTCATAACTCGGAATTATCTTTACTTATTAGAAACCTACTGCGTCAAACCAATTCATAAGTTTGCCATTGCTTTTTAACCGATACTTCCATCTACCTGTAATGAAAAAGTGTATGGGGCTTGTAATCAACATAATTATAAATGTAATGAAAGCAAAAGGCATAGATAACCTAACAAGCAGAGACACGGGTTTCTCTTCGGTAGTGTAAAATTCAATACCAAGTTTTCTAAACCTATCTACCATTTCTTCATTACTTACATTTTTAAGTTCAGGAAATGTTTCCTCAAACTCAGGAATATAGTGCATATACCCATTTGAACACACTCGCCTTAACTCTGTAAACATAATTTTTGAAATCATAATCCCAATGCTTGTTTAATTTGTTTCTTATAGTGTTCGTTGGCTGCCAGCTTGGCTTCTGAAAGTGAGATATAACAACTGATAAAATAGCTATTACAGAATAAATGAAATTCGTTATAAACAAATTCTATCCTGTAGAACCAGTTAAAAACTGTTATGGCAATATATAGTCCATCTTTGCCAATTCTTTTCCACTTCAATTTAGGCATATTCTCCACCACGCTCTCACGACCTGCATTGAAAGCGTATCTAATGTCATCGAAGTTAAAACAGGGTTCATCTGTAAAGCAGGGAGCATCGTCCCCATTTACACGGTGATACTCTTTCTCTGCATACTCATCGGCTAAATCTTTCTGCTTCATAACCCCAGCCTTTCTTTTGCCTTTTTCCTGTAAACATTGTTCGCGAACTCTTTCGCCTTTGATAAGGTAGAACGAGTACACAAAGTTCTGCCGTTGCACTCTACATCAAATCCTCCTTTTAAAATCGGACGGATTATAAATAGACCTACAAACGTGCAAGCCAACATTTCATACTTTTTAACCGCCCAACCTAACGGCTCTATGCCTTTGTAGGCATCTTCTACACCTGCTCTATAAGCATCTTTGATTAGACGCAATACAAAATTCCTATTAGGCATATTTCTCTTTACACCTCTTACATCTTCCATATAAGATGCACATAATTTGTTTATAGCTTCTGTTTTCATAACTTTGCTTTTATTTTCTGTTTGTTTTACCAGTTATTGTTACTCTTCTTGTGATAGCGTGAAGCCTATCAATCACTCTGTCTCCATACTTAGCTTTTAAATGTTCTTCGTCTAAGTTGGTAGAGAACATCAGTAACTTGCCATCACGTTCTGCCATATCAACCAACTCTGCAAATGGCACACGCTTGTTTCCGTAGATATTAGAAATATCCTCTGTCCCCACATCGTCAATATAGATAATGTGGTATTTAATAATCTCATCGGGAGACTTGTTGAGTTCGTTTGCCGTGCAGATTGTTACCACCTTTCTGCAATAGTGGTTAAGAAGTAAAGGAATGATTCTCATACCTATTAATGTCTTACCCACACCACAACCTCCAACAAGCATTAAGCCTTTTCCTTTATTGTCAGTGAGCCACTGGACTATCTTTTCATAGTCAGTATTCCACTTTGCATTATCACCGCAGAAGTACTTTAATCCTCCTTTAAGGTGCGTCCCTGCATTTGGTACACTGATTTGCACCTTATCGGGTAATGGCTTATACGTTGTATCTCGTAACCGCTCTATGGTTGCTTTAAAATTTATTTGTTCCATTTACCAATCGTTGTCCTTGTCGTAATTCATTTCAGATGATTTAAGAGCGGTAGAGGGAGCCGATATTTTTAGTTCAAACAATCCGCTCCAATTATTTGTCATACTCTGTTCGATAATAAGCGTAGCCTTCTCTGCATTACCATCGCTAAACTCTTTCAGTTTCTTATAACAAAGTTCGAGGTCGCATTGACGTTTGTACATTTGATTTTTAGTCCGCTTATATTTTAACCACTCCTCAAATGGTTTTTGAAGATCTGGTTCAACAAAAGAGTAGTCAAAAGAGTTCTTTTTTGTTACTTTTTTCTTTGCCTTTTCTTTGTTTCTTTTCTGTTTCTTTTCTGTTTCGCAAGTACCTAAATTTTTCTCGTAAAAACCGTAATTACAGATGTTTATGACACTCCCTCCTTTGTTTCCTTTCTGTTTCCTTTCTATTTCGCAAGCACCTAAATTTTTCAATTCTTCGAGTACTTTAGAAACTCGCTTCGTGCTTAATTCGTTATCCTCTGCCATCTGTCGAAGCGTGGTTTTAATATTACCATCATTATCAGATATGAAAAGCAGATAGAAAAAGAATTGCGCAACCCTATGAGAGGAAAATTTCTTATACAATTCTTTAGGAATATTCATAATCTAAAAGCATTTGTTTATAATCTTCTCTTGAAAACAATGGTGTGTATCCAACAAAAAGACCGTCTATAAACTTCCAACATTCATCGAAAAACAATCCGTTTATATCATAACGATAAATTAAACTATCAACCTCGATGGCAGAAAGTACCCTTTCGAGGTAAGCGTTAGTAGATCGACCAATAATTGTGCATTCAATAGATACTTGATGATTATGTAACTTTCCGAGTAGTATGTCAAGGACAGCCCTTTTATACCTTAGGACTTGCTCCAAGGTTGAGGTAGATAACTCTTCTTTTTTAAGTTCGTATATGTGTACACATACATTCTTGTCGTCTATTGATATTGTGAGAAGATCACATCTTCCATACCCTCCGAGATTCACTTGCCTATATATCTTCCCATAAATTTCAAGTCCCCTCCTCTTTAGTTCTTCGCGTCCAACGTCCGTTTGTGCCGCTTTCCAGATAATATCTTCTAAATCTTTTTCTAAAAAATCCATACATCTATCAGTTTTTAGGTATATTCATTTCAAATATTTCATTGGGTTAATTACTGCATCACTAACACGAGGTTTGAAGTGTTCGCATTTGAGTAGTGTGCTTGCTACCTCGCGTACCTTTGTTATTGAGCATTCAGAAATGATAGGGTTTACAGGTATTGATTGCATTAGGTACGCAAAACGACACTCATAACACGTGTGCGGCTCAATTGTCTGTTTCTTTGCCATTTTTAAGTTTCTTGTTTACACCACGCATCAGAACATCGCCAATATCCAGCAACAAACGCTTCCATTAGCGTTGCGTTCGGATGTTGTTTTATCCACTGTTCTGCGTGGAGTTCTATTTTTGATTTTGTTTTCATAATGTAAAAAGTTTCTCCGTCGGTCTCGTTGTTTTTGTTAGATTTACAGCACACGTTATCTGTTTTTGCCAAATACACTTAAAATCATCAGGCATTTGGTATTCTGAAACAAATACACGATAACCTTCAGATTTTTTCTGTCTGCACCAATCGTAGAACTTGCTATAATCGAAATCTTTTGATGTAGAATATTGCTTTGTTCCTTTGTAAGGAATATCACAATAGATTGTTGCCTTATCAGGCAGCGGTATGTCTGCATAATCAGAAAAATACCAATCAATATCTAATAGATATGGAATTTGTTTTAAGGTATTATTAATCTGTTCACCGATATAGTCTCTACCTTTAACATTATGTCCACTATACCCACCATCGAAGAAACGTCCATTAAAACTCCCCATATATCCATACCAACCAATCTCTGCGTCTAAAAAGCTAATTGAACTATTATCATTGAATTTTCGTTTATTAAATTCAGCACGATAAGTATTGTATATATCCCTATCTATCTGTATAGGAGGTTGCCAATTATAACGAGTTAGCCTCGCCCACATTGCGATGAGATACTTGTTTTTATCGTTTGCAATCCTCTTAAACGTACTCGGTACTTTGTCAAGTAGATTGCAACCTCCACAAAAAGCATCTACAAAGCAGTCCCCTTCTTTCATACCATTGAGTATGATGGGTAGAATCTCTTTTACTATTCTTCGTTTACTTCCTTGATATTTCATCTTAAAACAGATTTAATTGTATCGGTATCCGTTTATCTTCATCGGGTGAGCCAATGAAAAGATTTCTGAACATATACACCATTACATCAACGACAATGCTGTTGCCTGCCATTTTGTAAAGTTGGGAGTTGGATATAAACTGCTCGCCTTTCTCGTTCTTCGTTTCCGTGAGTTTCCTGATGCTGTCGTCGTCCTCCCCCATAAGACGGAAGCACTCTGTAGGTGTAAGTTTTCTGATACGGAAACGCTTGCCGATGTATTCCTCTGGCAGTTTCAGTTGTTCGGCAATCTCTTTCGTTATGAGCTTGCCTTTGCTTTTGTTTTCTTCCATAAGTAAATAATCTTTCTGTACTGTTGTAATTGTGTTTGACACGCCTTTAATGTTCACCTCTAACTTTTGCTGGTAAAGACTATACAATCTTGATCTTTCTTTAGGATTGCCAGAGTTGCGACCTCGCTGTGAACATGATAAATATTGCATCATATAACCTCTATGATTTTGGGTTGTTTGTTTCCTCCACTCATAGTGTCAAGACATGGCGAGATGCCGTCTATGCTATACACTCTTCCATTCTGTGGGTTATTAAAACCAGTAGATTTGATAATATTCGCAATTTGCAATATCTTATTCATAAATTTCAACTATCCTTGTTATTCCGTGTCCTGTATTAATAAAGACACTGTTAAATCCACACTTACCATAGGTAGAGCGAACGGTTGATGATATATTTTTCCTGTCCTTTTCACAACCATTGATAAAGAAAACATCTTCAATTATAGCTTGTAATTCCATTATAAAAAGTCAGTATTTTTCTCTATGTCCTGTTGATGAGTGAATTATACTTGAAATCTCTGTATATACATTGAGGAGACAAGTCTTTTTTTCGCCCATCATATAACCAATTTTACAAATCATCGTTCTATTTCTAATACTGCAATAGGTTTGTCATACCCTCTTATAATGGTTGCTGTACCTGCTTTGAAATATCCTGCGACAATAGTACTACTAATACAACCATTATCTTGGAAAGAATTTAAGAACTTAACTTCAATCATCTGTTATAAGAGTTATAAAGTGCATGCTACTACTATCAATAGTTGTCCGTATAGTACAAAACACGCCATTCGTAATTTTTTGTTATAAGCATCTATACAAACGAAAGGTTCGATCGGGACTTTGCCTTGTCTAAACATTTCAAATAAAGCTTTATTTCTATTTACACTCATATAATTTCCATTATTGCTGTGGCTCCAAGACCATCTCTTCTAACAAAATTAGCCATTCTGATTTTTTGGTATTGTGCTTTTATTGTTCGAGCGAGTTGTTTTTGGGATATGTATGGATTAAAAACAATGCTAATCATATATTTCTACTACTCCGGGTATTGGAAAATGAGACACAGACAGTATGGTACATACTGACATGTTATTTACATTAGTCATTATAGTGGGGCAGACTCCAGAGGCTACCGTGGGCGCATTGTAGCGTATATAGCATTACCTTTTTTTATTGTCAAAATATTCAAGTGCTTTATCTGATAAGTAGTATTTCTCATCAAGTTTGCTTGGAGATCCATCTTTGTTCGTTTCTATAATATCTTTTAATTTCTTTTCGAGAGGGAAGGGTTTAGGGAAGAAATATAAAGGATTCTCGTCGTCTTTCGTTTTGAGAATTGAAATACAAAATATTCTTTCTCTGTTTTGTGGGACACCATAATCAGATGCGTTGAGAATATTCCAATAATTTACGTAACCATAGTTCTCAAGTTCCGAGAGCCATTTGCCAAATAGTGGGAGAAATTTCTTACTTACCAATGCTTTGACATTCTCAAACATAAGGTATTTTGGTTTCTTTATAGCGATAGCTCTCCTACATTCCCAAAGTAGCGAACTTCTTGTACCAGACCCTTCTGTACCCCCTCGTTGCAGACCGCTTTGGCTGAAATCCTGGCATGGTGAGCTGTAAGTGAACAGATCAAAATCAGGTACCTTGTTCCAGTCTATCTTTGAAATGTCGCCAAAATTCCTTTCCTTGTATTGAGGAAAGAGAATGTCGTGCGCCCGAATGGCGTATTTGTCTATCTCTGACCACCCTACAAGTTCAAAGCAGAAGTCTTTGTCGTAATCCCTAATCCGTTCAAGTGCGAGGCACTGGCTGTCATAGCCGCTGAAACTCGTGAACACCCTTAAAGGATTCTCTTTGTTGTATTTTACCATTGCAGAATAGAGTATAAGCTGAATATCGGTTTAATACCGCAAGCAAGCGCACAGTCAAACTCCGCCTTGCAACCTTTAGAGTTAGTCCATTCGTCTGCCATATAAATAGCATCACAATCAAGCAAAAGTTTAAAATCCTCTCTCATGTGTTGTTCGTGGGTTGCATTGAAATCCACTTCTCTGTCGAAAGGTGATACTGGCGAATATCCGTTATGTATCAACTTAATTTTAATCCTTTCAATATCTTTTTTTACTTTTTCAATATCTCTACCCGTTATTGGCAATGAGATATAACACTTCTTTTCTTCCATATTTCTTTATTTTTTGATTTTGAGAATTGAATAATAATTAAATCTGAAATCAATCTAACCTGTTGAGTAACTATAACGCTGTTGTATTTAGCTGTACCAAATATCATTATCTCTCCTGTGAGAACCTTGCCGAAGTTCAAAAGCACAATCAAGCATCCTTCCAAAAGTATCGCTTAATACTTGATATGATTTTTCACTCGACATTTCCTGCTTTTTGGATTTGAATAAATTAAAAAATCGTTTCATAGAAATTCCTCATTACACCGTTCATATCCTGTACTATATGCACAAAATAATATATGGGATTACTTAAAGCCCCATTCTTTCATGTAATCAAATCTTTCTACACCTTTGAACTCGTCAAGCTCATTTGGACTAAGGAGGATTTTATCACAACGTCGTTTACCTCTCCATTCCACAATTACACCGCTCATATATGTTTCAAAGTCTATCGATGAAACACTGAAATAGGTCTGAAATCTATACCCTTGCACAGATTCTCCTAAATATCCAAATCTTTTGATGCAATAGTTGTTCACTATCTCTCGATGCAATCCCTCTATTGAATAAACGGCTACAAGCAAACCATTTGTAAAAAGTCCTGTTTCCGTCAAATCAGGAGAATGTTTTACCAAAAAGAATTTTATCCTATCCAAAAACTCTTTCCTCTTCTTCTCGTATTCTTTGCATTTTATTTCCGATTCAAAAATTGTTCCGTCAAATGCTTTAAAAATAGTTGCTGATGTTATTCTTTCCATAATTATAAATTTAAGTCAATGTAGGCGGACTCGAACCACCACTGACAGAACCAAAATCTGTTGTGCTACCATTACACTATACATCGTTTATCGGTCTTTCCCGATAGTCAGAACTACGAAACTTACGTGTCCAGCTCGTTCCACACGTCTATCCTTCCGTGCGCTGGTATGAATCACTAAGATTCGTGCTTTGGGCAGGATTCGAACCTACATGAATTATATCAAGTGTTAGCCGTTACCAACTAAGCGTTGCACAAGTCTTAATATTTTCACTTGACTTATAGGGATATACCATGTTAGAGGTGCTTACACGGCTTCTGTTCTAATGGTCTCGTCCATATCCCTTTCTCACCGACTTAAGTTTAGCGTCTACCAATTCCGCCACCAAAGCAAGTGTAGGGACGCTTCCCTACGAGTTCTAAACTATTAAAACCTTACTGAAAATCACTTCTCAATGAATGGAATCTCTGGCGCAATTTCCCTGATGGCAGCAATCTGTTCATCAATGATAGTGTCCAGTGTTTCTTCTACAACTTGCTGTGCACTTGGGGAAATAAGCTGCACCGTTACGTCGTGTCCGTTGATAGTGGCATACGTTTCCACTTCGATAGACTGCGCTTTTGTGCCTTTGAAAATTGGCAGTACTACAAAGAAGCGGTCAGGCATATTGGAATCTACAATTTGTGAATAGTTGTCCGTATATGAACCGTTTTCCTTGCGGTCTCGCTCGTAGTCGGTGTTCACCTTTGCCTTGAAGTTCTTAAAGACTGACACCAATTTCATGTTGGTATCACGCTCGGCAAAGTAAGCACGGTTCATCTTGATGAATTGGCTAAGCTGAATAGGTTCCCATTCATAGCCATCATTGATGTGGAACGCTTCAAACTGACGGGACAGCTGCAATTGTCCTGTAACGATAATTCTGTTACGTTTGTCTGTCTCGTTGCAAACAAGCATCATTGTTAGGTTATCTCGGTCTACAATGATATGCGTGTGTTCACGGTCTATCTGACCATCGCAACCCCAGCGTTTCTCGAGGAATGAGAAAATAGTCCCAATAGTACCTCTTACGTTGAGGTTTTCGGGTTCAAGTACAGGAAGCTCGTTCACTTTGTTCACTTCACGAATGACAACCTCTGCCTTTTGGCAGTCCTTATCAAGATTGATTTGCATTTTTTCGTTCTGCATAATTGAATGTTATTAAACGGTTAATTACTGTGCTTTGCGCATTTCTTTGAAGATAGTCGGTGAAAGCTCCTCTTTTGTGGCAGGACGGCTCGACACGAGCACGCCCTCGGAGTTGTAGAAGCACGCCATGCGGTCTTCCTCGTCCACGAACTTGTAGCACTTCTCGCTCACGACACGGCTCTTAGCCTTGATGTCGCCGAGGAGCGTTTTCACTTCCTCTTTGAGAGGCTTCAATTCGAGATTCACCTCTTCCTTGTAGTCTTTGATAGCTTCCTTAAGGTCATTTACCTTGATTGACTTCTCTGCAAGCTCTGTCTTTTTCTTTGCCAGTTCGTCGGCATCGAATGCCTTACTGTAATCCATTTCGACCACTTCGTCTGCGTTGTCAAGGAGGAACTGCTTGCGCTCGTCCAAGTTCTTGATGTCTTGTCCTAATACTTTCTGCATAATTTTGTTAATTTTATAGTTTCCGAGAATGTGTTTTACTTCTCATTGTTTATATCTTTATAATGTTCAAGAATGTATTTCTCTTCATCGTCTGTAAGAGTGAAAGCCTTTGACATGAACTTCATTGCCATTTCCTCGTTGTTGTCAGAGAGAGGATAGTAGTCGTTTGCAAATGAATGTGTGAGACGTTCGAGTCTTTCGTATTTCTCTCTAACTTCGGTAACTCTGCTCCGAATTTCGAGTGTAATGTCAGAGGCGGCAGCATAAGCATCTTCGTATGCTTTCATATCCTTTTCAACCTGCTTATTCATAGCCTTATTTTGAGCAGCAAAATCAACGATACTTGCATACAACTTATTTGAATAAACGCGAATTTCGCTTATGCCAAAATCGCCTGCATTGTCATAAGTGTATCTGTCTTTCTTTTCTAAATACTTGAAGTCGCTCCCAAGTTTGTTCCAGTCATAATCAATCTTTCTGAAAGATTTTGCTTCTCTCAATGCGTCTGCAACCTTTTGTGCTTCCTCAAAATCTGTAAAAGCATATCCATTCAAAATAGGAATGACATAAACTTTTTGGTCAGCAGGCTCAATTTCAAACAATTCAGGTTTCTTGGGCTTGTCAATAATCTTGATACCCTCTTCCATCATACGGAACTTAATCATGTTCTGTACATCTTGTTCACTTAGAGCAAGAATTTCTTGCTCGGTCATTTCACTAATCTTTTTCATAAGAAATGTTTTAAATAATTATTAATATATTTTTATTTAACCGCCCCTCGTATGCGGTTTATACGAGGGGCTTAATTAAAAGGCAAATCATCTGATTGACCTTGTTGTTGCGGTGCCGCTTGTTGTTGTGGTTTCGTTTGCTGCGGTTCGGGTTGATATTTCGGTATTGTTCCACCCTGTATTGGTTGTGCAGAAACGTTACCCACACGCTGAACTGACCATGCACGAATATTGTTGAACCAGCGACTATTGTACTCGTGAGCGTCAATGTCAAAACTAACTTTCAGTTCTTCGCCTTGCTTGATGGCAAATTGGTTGATCTTGTCCTCTCCAAAGACGTTAAATACTAATTTCTTTGGGTATTGGTCGTGTGTCTCAACAACATATTCTTGTGACATCCAAGCACCTTTTGAAGAAGTGCCTTCACGTAGTGGGAGCACGGCTATGATTCTTCCTTGAATTTCCATTTACACTATTTTTGCGGATTTATTAATTTGATTGATTCTCTCTTTAAAGTACTCAACCGCCAACTGTGTGCGTTCGAGTAATTGATGTTGTATTTCTTCGTCCTTTGGTATGCGGAGAACTTTTAACTGCTTGCTTCTTGATGTTCGTGGGTCGTATGAAACGAAATCTCCAAACGGCACCTCAACACCCGTTTCACGTTCAATACAAATCATATTGTATTGAATTTGGCAGTAATATTGGAGATTGTCCTCCTTTAGGTCATCTGCCTTTTCATACAGAAAGTGTTTCAGATGCACGGCAGGACTAAACGGACACTTAATCTCAATTATTCCACCCGAACGGATTATGCCGTCTGGACTGCCACCTGCAAACTTCTCAAATTCCTTAAGAGGAACAAATGGCGCATCAAGAACTTCATTCTCTGTTTCCTCTTGATAGCGAGTGCGAGCAGAATCCTCCATAAGCGTTCCCCAATCCATAGCACGTGAACGTGGTGCGCTATCCTCCATATATTCAAGGAAAGCATCGTTTGGCATAAACTGCTCGGCAATCTTTCCATCAAGATATGAGAACGTTCCTTGCGAAAAGGGTACTTCCTTTGTGCGTACCCTTGCCTTTGGGTTATCTTTTTTGAATTGTTCAAGTTCCGCTTCTGTCATATCCTCCTTGTGATTAGCAAGGAGGATATATATTTCAGATGCGGTTAGCTTGCCTTTACGTGAAAGAAACCAATCTGATGTTCTTTGAAGGTCGTTCATTATTTCTTACCCTCCTTTTTCTTCTCGGTCTTTTCTTCTTTTTCTCCTCCGAATAAATCTTTTGAAGGGTGCACTTCCTCTGCCTGCGCTTCAACGGGTTGTACTTCGTTATCAACATACTCTGCATCGAATACATCAATATTGAGTTCCTCGACATTATCAGAGTTTGCTTTAACTTTCGCTTGGTCAAACTTAATAGCCGTTTGCATCGCAACCGACTTAGGAGCATACTTTGAAAGGAGAGCCTTGACGACTGTCTTTTTTGCCATTGAAAGGTAGTCAGTCTTCCATGGACTATTGTAACCAGAGCGATATGCTTGGGAGAATTTTTTTGCGTGTGATTCGATCTCCTCAATGGTCCAGAAAATTGTCTTACTGAAGCCATTAACAAGGTCAAAGCGAGCCATAACACCGATAGGCTTGTCAGATTTCTTTGCATCTTCATCGAAGACGTATTCGCCAGTAAAGCGGTTTTTACTCACAAGCTGTCCTTCGTACACCACTTCGTCAATAATATTCTGAAACTCTCCGCTTCGCATAGCAAGCTCGAGAATACCCTTATAACCTATCTGAAAGGTTGCCGTGCCTTTGTATGGAAGGATATAAGCCATACCGAGCGTTGGGACGACTGGGAGGTCGAGTGTTGCAGCAATCATTGCCGATGAAAGAATAGACATTGGCTGACACATTCGGAGTTGTTTATTTCCATTCGCCACCGATATAACGCTGGAAATAAAAGCAGATGCTTTCTTTTCGCTTCCGAGAACCTCGTTGAGTTTTTTTGCTACTGCACTTGAACCCATCAAGGTTTGCAGTGTTTGTGGTTGTTGGGTTGTTGTTACTTGATTTTCCATTATATTTTCTTTTTATTGTTAGTATCTTTGTCCGATTGTTATATATCCGTCTTTGATATTGGACTTAATAAAGAACTTATTAAAACCCGGGGCGCAATGTGCAATTTCGTTCTGTCGTGTGCGTTCCTGTGCTAATGAGTTCTTATTATAAATTCCTTTTTTAATATGCAGGTAGTTTCCTGCACCACCGACAAGCGCAAATAGTTGCCGAATTGTGTGTTTCCTTTCTCTAATAATCTTTTCCATTATCTGTATTTTGTTTTAACTCACGCTTTATATCATCATAAACCACCTTAAAGCAACCTTTTTCTTGCCAAATGTATTTGACAACAGCAGCGGTGCAAACTATCGCACCAACCGACATAAATAATTGTATTGTCATGCCGTTTTCTCTTTGAAGTCGTTAATCATTTCAGAAATGATTGAAAGCACGTTTTCAAGTGATCCGATTCTCTCAACAACATCAAGTTTCGTTTCTGTCGGTTTGACTTTCTTGTATGAGTTGATTGAGATATGGTAGAGGTATTTCAGCTTCTTGTAGATCGTGTTCCAGACATCACGATGAGCGGTGTTTGTTGCACGTGCATACTCACATACAAGTTCATTAATGCGTGAACGTACAGATTGTTGCGGTGTAGGAATATCAGACAACTTTGCTTTGAGAAGTAATCGTCCATTCTCTTCACGTTCCTTGTCCATATTGTCAAGACGTTGTTCAACGGCTTTTAGACGCTTATCGTGTTCAATAAGTGCATTTACAGAACCTTGTAATATTTCGAGCTGTGATAATGGTTTTGGATTCCTCAATTCATTTTCCATTGCATTAAATGCTGCAATGTAATCGAGTTTGAATTGTAGTGCCTTTTTACCAGTGAAGCCCATTGCTAATAATGTGAATCCATCTCTATTCATAACAAACATAGGGTAATCTTGCCTATTTTGTTGATTGAAGTAGGTCGTTTCAACAAACATTGGGGTCTCGTTATTTTTAATGACACACCCACCAATGATATTGCGGATAGCTTTTAATACGTTATCGTGTGTTTTACCGAACTTTTCAGCAACCAACAAGCTATTTGTCAGTGCTTGACTGTTCTCACCTTTGAAAACTAATTCGTTATTTTCCATATTTTATAATATTTATTATTGTACGCACGCCCTAATCGAATAGTATAGCACCTTATTTCAGTGCAGCGTGCGCTTTGGTATTTGATAGACCACTATTAAATGGGAATCGAACCCATACTTGTTACCGAACCTCTACCAACGGGCAGGAGTTGAACCTGCATTACTTCTTTATTAACACCTATATATCTTGATATAGATGTTAATATATAGCATATAAAAATGTGTAGCTTAGCGACCTTTGACGCCCACCCAAAGTTTACTCACTGCGTTTAATGGACTGTACGCACTATCGCTACATATTATTTTAAACATATTAACCGCCTATTCAGTCCACTATGAGATTACGGCATCTCTGCTACCCATAGCACCTTTCAGCTTTATCGTTATCAATAAGTCAAAGACCACTGTTCAATATTCATTGTGGAGAGCGAGGAATCGAACCTCGTAGCAAGAAAATGCTCCCATTTACCGATATTCCGGCTTTCTCTCCATTTTCGTGCTATACTCACGTACTGCACGAATCACTCTAAAAAAAGAATCTAAATCAAATAATATTTATGAAACTAAAAATCACATCTATATAAAGTCTAACTTTTTGCTATATCACCTTATTTTTGATAACTAACTTATCAAGATCTGCAATGTCATAAAGAACGTGTCCTCCTATTTTGTAAAAGTGAAGCTGTCCCGTCGAGCGAAGATTTCTCAAAAACCTTTCTTTGCAACCAAGATACTTCTCGGCTTCCGACGTGTTTAGCCATCGCTTTGCAACTTTTTCTATTATTGGCGTCATATTTAACATTTAAAATTTGTAATTTTCAAACTAATAATATACCTTTGCGAGGTAACTTCGTTAGATATGTTGCAAAGATACTACATTTTTTACATACCAACAAGAAAAGGTTCGTATTTTATGTAGTATTTAACATTCTTTTACGCCTAATAGTGCGTAGTACTTAAATTAACGAACAAATAATAATAATTTGCGATATTCGCCTATGTTCTTTGAAGATTTTGATACAACTCAAACAGAAATACGAAGTGTGGGATTATAAATATAAAAGTGTACATAGTGCCGTTTATGCTTATGTATATATATAAGCACCTTCATCTGTCTTTCTTTCGTTTATCTTTATAATCTATATTATAGTTTGCAACAAGATGAAAACCCAATCGTGAAAACGTATGCTTTCCGCCATTCTTCCACACTAACTAACCTTTCGGCATAAGCACCTGTCGTTACGGCTAAAACGGAGCAGGATTTCTGTAATGTGGGTATATTCACATTGAGAGAGCAGTTTTATATATCGCTGATAAGGCGAAAAGGACTGCACGGATTGAACCTTATGTAAAAGAGGGATAAAAAAACAACCCCTGCGTAGTGAACGATGCGCAGGAGTTTGTAAAAAATGAAATATATAAAATATCAATACTACTCAATTTGTGTGCATTCGTTCACCAATGCGCATGCAAAGATACTACTTCTTTTGTGTAGTACCAAATTAAATTTCAAAAAATATGAAAGAAAATATTGACAAGACTACCAAACGCTTTCTTGAACAGCTTGAAGAGAGGAAAATAAGTGGATATAAACTGATGAAAGATGGGGTGATAAAATCTCAATCTTCGCTTACGAATATCAAGATAGGTAAACAAGGCGCAACTCGCAGAATTATTGATAAGTGCGTTGAACTTTATAACCTTGATAGGTTATACATTCTTCTTGGAACAAGAACAGGGAATATTTCTAATAATAGTGGTCAAATACTCATTAGCGGAGATAACTCTCACGTAACAAACTCAAACAATAGCGGGGGTACTCAAACAGTTTCAAACACTGCAAATCCTATTAAGAGCTATATAAAAGAAGAGCTTGTCAATGTTCCTTTTGTTCTGCAAGATGCAGCAGCTTCATTCGTGGAATGTTTTGGAGATATGCAAAATTGCAAGACTGAAACGTATGGTATTATGCCGGAAAAAGGAGAAGATTTAGCAAATGGAGATTATGTCGTTTTTCAGGTAAATGGTGATAGTATGGCTCCAAATATACCTGATAGTGCAAAAGTGCTTGCACGCAAGATTTCAGAACCCAAATGGGAAGAGGCTGTTGGTGTTGTCTTTGTTGCTTATGGGAAAACTTTGACCATTAAAAGGATTCTAAAGAATACGCTATATTCAAATAATACGCTTACACTAAAAGCTGATAACCCGATACATGGGCAGATTGATGTAAGCAGAAGTGAAATAAGGGGTATATGGAAAGCCGAACGAATTGTAAGCCAAAAAATAAGATAAAAAAATGATGGACGAAACAGTATTAGCGCAGTCTGTATCTTCTGACCGAAGTACGATTACAGACTCTAATAATAGAGGAAACGCAGGACGTGATATTATCCACAATTATGGGGTCAGTCCTAAAACCCAGTTGCAAGTCTATACTCTTAAGCACACAATTTCATAAGTATTTATTACCTTTGCATCATGAAGAGTCACCA